AAAAACATGGTGAGGTTGCGGCAACTAGAATAGTGAAACAAGCGCTCGAAAGCGTCTACAATGATAATCCCAACCTTAGAGGAAAAACTGATGGTAGTATTGATTCATTACTCATAGCAGCTATCTATAATGAACGCATGCGCAATAATGGTAAATCATATTTTCCATCACTGGCCAGGGAAAATCCGGACAGGTTGTCAAACGTCATGAATACTTTGCTAGCAAAGCAGGCCAAGGCGGGGGCGGAGCAACTTGCTTTTGATTTATTAAAGGCGTCTGCTGGCGCAGCGGATCTTAAAAATCTTCTAAGAAAGGCATTCAATGAAGTCTCTGCGGGCGGCATCACTGATGCAATAGGAAAAGTATTGGATACACTCAATGTGAATTCAATCAGTAAACTCAATGTAACTGAGCTAAAGAAGGCAGCGAGTGGACTCAATGGAATATTAAACGGAATCACTACAGGATCTATAATCAGTACGAGTGACCTAAAGAACCTAGCTGATGGATTCATAAAGATCGCTCCAAATGATGCCATTAAAACACTAACGAATGGAATCGTTAATCTCGGCGGCGCCGGCGGCGTGAGTGAATTGAGTAAGATAGCGAGCACTATTGGTGGGCTACAGAACATTGGCTCAATAACAAGCAACATCAGTGGACTAGTGAGTTCATTCAATACACTATCAAGTGCACTCTCTTCACGAAATATTGCCACTACGGCAAAAGCATTTGTGAAAGGTGCCTTGAAGCGTACAATCACAAATGTTATGAAAAAAATACCAAAAATATCATTTAAATTTTAAAAGGTTATTATCTATCATGGGAAAATTTACATTTATATTAAAAGACAAAAGTATTGTAACATATACTAAATGGGAAGATATTCCCAGTAATTTAGATTTTTTACATGTCACATGTTTTTTACCAGATTTTGTGGAAGGTCCTCATACAGAGGAGGAACATGAAGAGAATAAAATTTGGAATACTCGATTACAACAATTAATGGAGAAAGAACGTGCCAGCAGTAACAAGAATAGGTGATGCTGATACCCCCCATTGTGGCGGAATGGTTCGAGCCCAAGGCAGTTTAGACGTTATAGTTAATGGCATTGGAGTAAGTCGTCAAGGGGACTTAAATACTAGCCATTTGCTTCCCACGGGACCCGCCGTATGCGGTAGTCACCAAGCACCTATAGCAGTTGGTTCAACTACTGTATTTGTTAATGGCAAAGGCATTGGAAGAATTTATGATACAATAACTGGTTGTACTTCTGTAGCCGAAGGATCGCCTAATGTTTTTGCGGGCCCTTAAGCAATAAGAATATAAATAGTATAAAAAATAAACGAGAAGTCTAAATGCCAGAACTAAAAGAACCAACCTTTAAAGATATACCTATTGATTTTTTGGCGCATCCAATCACTGGCAATGTATCTAAGTTGTTTAACAGAGAGGCGGTAAAACAAAGTGTAAAAAATCTGGTTCTTACTAACTTTTACGAAAGACCATATAAAGCTTCATTAGGAGGTGATGTTCGTTCACAGTTGTTTGAAAATATAAATTCAATCACTGAATATAATATTTCAAAAAATATAGAACAAGTATTAAATAACTATGAACCTAGAGCAATTATTGATAGTATAGTAGTCCAAGCTGCTCCTGATGAAAATATAATTAATGTAACTATTACATTTCAAGTACGTAATGATATACAACCAGTAAGTGTAACGATATTTTTAGAGAGAGTTAGATAAAATGGCAGCAAATAGCGCAATTAGTGTTACTAGTTTAGATTTTGATGCTATTAAATCAAGCTTGAAATCATACATTTCATCTAAACAAGAATTTACTGATTATAATTTTGAAGGCTCTACTATTTCTATGTTACTTGATTTGCTTGCCTACAATACTTATCAAAACGCATTTTATACATCAATGGTTGGCAATGAAATGTTTCTTGACTCTGCGCAATTACGAGAAAGTGTAGTGTCAAGAGCAAAAATGCTTGATTATACTACTCGGTCAGCTAGAGGTGCTTCTTGTACTGGCACTCTTACAGTTACTCCAGACGACTCTCCTGAATATGTAACTGTTGAAAAAAGTACCGAATGGTCTGTTACTATAGATGGCGTGGACTTCACATTCGTTACTCCAGAAGAATATATCTTAAGTGAAGAAGATAATTATAGTGGTGAAATAAGTTTAGTTGAGGGAAGAGTGATCACCCATCGTTTTACTGTAAATTCAAATAATCCAACACGGTATATTATTCCTAATAAACAAGTGGACACTACTTCTATTACTATTAATGTTCAAAATTCTAGTGAAGATGCCACAAAAACTACATATACCCTTGCTTCAGATATTACCGAAGTAACTGCCGATTCAAATGTATATTTCTTGCAAGAAGTGCAAGATAAACAATATGAAGTATATTTTGGTGACGACGTACTTGGCAAAACTCCTATAAATGGAAATATTATAATAATTGAGTATCGTATTTGTAACGGCACTCTTGGAAATAGCATTTCATCATTTACTAATCCAGCCACTGTTGGTGGATATAACTCGTTTACTTTTACAATTAATAGCGCTACAGCTGGCGGCTCTGATATTGAAACGATTGATTCTATTAAATACAATGCACCAAAAAATTATGAAACGCAGAACCGTGCTGTAATTGCAGAAGACTATAAAAGATTAATTCTTCGTGACAATACCGACCTATCTTCTGTTTCTGTGTGGGGCGGTGAAGAAACTATTCCTCCCATCTTTGGCAAAGTATTCATAGCAATAAAGCCAGTATCTGGCAACGTTTTATCATCAGATCGTAAAACTTCTCTTAAAAAATATCTAAATGCATTTAGTGTTTTATCTATTGATTCAGAATTTGTTGACGCAACATTTCTTTATATTCGTCCTACCATAACAGTTAATTATGATCCAGACATTACTACTCTTACAGCAGGTCAAGTTCAAACTAAAATTTTAAATGTTATTACTAATTTTGAAACTCTTTATTTAAGTACGTTTGAAAATCGTAAGTTTAGATATTCGCAATTTGTTAAAGCTGTACATGACGCAGATCCGTCAATCACAAGTTGTCTTATTGACATTAAATTAGAAAAACGGTTTAATCCAAGCACTTCTACAAGCTCAACATATAATATTGCTTTTAATAATGAAATTGGGTCATCAGAAGATCATACTCATACCAGTCATGCAGGTGGTCATTTTGTTGAATCATCTTCGTTTACTTATGAAAATAAAACAGCGTTTATAGATGATGATGGTGAAGGAAAGCTTCGTGTATATTATATTTCTAGTACCAATGATCGAGAGTATCTTGAAGAAGATATTGGCACCGTAGATTACGATACTGGATTAGTTACTCTTAAATCTTTCTTGTTATCAGATTATAGTGGAAGTCATTTAAAAATTATAGTTAAACCAAGACTTGCAGATATTTTTGCAGTAAGAAATCAAATATTATTAATTGCTGGTGCAAAGGTATCTCTTGTTGACGAAAATACTTCAGCAACTGTAGCAGTTACTGTAGAAGCCACAACAACAGGAGTATCGACTAATGTAATTGATACTGGTTTACATCCTGTGGTTTTCTAATGTCAACAGATAAAAGAGTTTCTAACTTAATTGAACAACAATTTCCAGATTTCGTAAGAGATGATGGCCCAAATCTTGTTGCTTTCGTAAAAGCATATTATGAATGGTCAGAACAAGCAAATAATTTTATTGAAGTTTCTAAAAATCTTTTAGAATATCAAGACATTGATAATACGTATGATAAGTATCTCGAATATTTTCATCGAGAAATTATGAACTCATTTCCACGCTCAATGCTTGTTAATAAAAAATTATTCGCTAAACATGTTAAAGATTTATATCGTTCGCGTGGATCAGAACTTTCATATCGTTTATTATTTCGTGTTTTATTTAATGAAGAAATAGATTTTTATTATCCTGGTAATGATATATTACGCGCAAGTGATGGAAGATGGGTAGAAGAAAGTGTTATTCGTGTAAGTAAACCAAGAACAGTAGAAGCTTCTGAATTTGTAGGACAAACGATTGAGGGTCTTACCAGTGGTGCAATTGCAACTGTAGACAAAACACTTGATACAATATCAGCTGGTGAAATTGTAAATGAATTATTTTTACTTAACATAGTTGGTACATTTGAAGATAATGAAAAAGTAGCTCTTCAATCAAATACCTCTGCATTTGGAACTATCATAAGCATTTCTGGTCCTCTACAAAGTGTTAATCTTATACAAGGCGGAGTAAATCATCAACCAAATGATTTATTATCTTTTACATCTGCATCTGGCTCGGGCGCACGTGGTGAAGTTATATCTACAGCAGATACTTCTGCGGTGCAGTGGTCTGTAGCAAATGGTGGATTTGGTTACACAAATAATGCAACAATAACGATTAGTGGTGTTGGTACAGGTGCACAATTTATCATTAACTCTATTAAAGATACTGAAGTTATTGCAGTACCAGATGATATTATTCAACCAATACTAAATGTTGTCATTAATACAGGTCCTACGTTTGTTTCGGCTGGAGCAAATACTTCAGTAGTATCTGCCAATCTCGCGGCTGCAAACGTTGGCACAGTAATTAATACAGCATTACATAAAACTAATACAACAGTAGGAACTATAGATGTAATTACAACAACTGTATATGGATCCGGATATGACACTCTTCCAACAGCAAATGTGTTTGAAAAACAAATAGCTGACATGTTTATTCCAAATGGATTTGGTGGCTTTAAAGGCGTTGGTGCCAGTATCAATGCAAGTTATCGTCCAGGAACTATTGTAACTCTTAAAGTAACACAAAATGGAACTAACTATAACAAATATGATGTAGTCACAATTGCAAATTTATCTCGTGACGATACTGAAGATGCAAGCGGTAGTCCAAACGTTTCTGGTAATATTAATCTTACTGGTAAGTATATTGACACAAAAGGCTTTTTGTCATGGAACAATAAACTTCAAGATAATTATTATTATCAGGAATTTTCTTATGAGATTGAATCTTCGAAATTTATTAAAGCATATCGTAAACTTGTAAAATCAATACTACATCCAACTGGCACAAAGATGTTCGGAAGAGTTAATATAATAAATGAAATTGACTCATCCAATACTAGTAATATAATTTTTGACAGCTTAACTACAGCTTAAAATGCATTATAAATAATGTAATATACAAAATTAACCACTAACTTAGGATTTTATCATTACAAATGACAAGTTATGTATCTAGAAAATTAGGAATATATAACGCGGAGCAGTTTAAGGAAGCTTTTTCAGAAGCTGCTGCAAGTAGTATGTATATCTTCATTTCTAGAATATCACCTTGGCCTGATGAAGCAAGTCCTCCTGCAATTGTTAAATCTATCCAAGTTACTGATTATGACGTTTGGAGAGATATGATAGCATTAAAGAGAATTCAGTCAGCAGATGTATTATTTGCAGTTCCACGTTATACTTGGACTAATGGTAAAAAATATCGTGAATACAATATTTCTAATGAAAGTTTATTTAATACTCCTGCCTCTTCAAACACCTTTTATGTAATTAACAATGCAAATAACGTTTATAAATGTTTATTTAATAATAAAGGCGCTACATCAACCGTAATGCCATCAGGAACTGGCACTTCTGTATTGGTTACTGCTGATGGTTATCATTGGAAGTATATGTATACTGTTGATAGTGGTACTGCTAATAAATTTTTAACAGCAGATTGGATTCCAGTAAAAATCATAACAACCGATGATGGTTCTGCACAATTCGATGTTCAACAAGCTGCGGTTGAAGGTACTATCAATGTCATCGATGTAGTAACCGGTGGAAATAACTATATTACTAATTCAGGAACAGTAGGCGCCGTATCAAATAGTACAGTCATTGTATTGGCCGCAGGCGCTTCTGGTACAGATGACACATATAACAAATCTGGATTATATATTTCTTCTGGATTAGGATCAGGTCAAGTACGAGAAATTGTTAATTATGTAGGTTCTACAAAATCTGCTACTATTAAAACAGCATTCGGCGTTTCTCCAAATACTTCTTCCACATATCTTGTAAGTCCATTAGTTAAAATTACTGGCGATGGAAGTGGTGCAATTGCTTACTCAAATGTATCTTCTGGTGCGATTAATTACATTAATATGATTTCAGTTGGTAGTGAATATACTACAGCAAATATAACTATTACTGCGAATAGTGGTTCTAGCGCAACTGCAATCGCATTTATTGCTCCTCCCGGCGGTCATGGATCTAACGCACTCTATGAATTAAATGCTAATAATATTATCTTAAGTGTTGATACAATAGGTTCTGTATCAAACACATTTCCTGTTGTTAATGATTTTCGTGTATTTGGTATATTAAGAGATCCTGTGTTATCTGCAAATGATGCCATTGCAACAGCAACATCTATAGATCAAACTACAAGATTAACACTTAGTTCTGTAACCGGTGATGGATTATTTACTTTTGATGAAACAATTCGTGGAAACAATTCAAAAGCAAGTGGAAAATTAGTATATTTTTCAAATACAAATTCATCTAATACAGCTGGTCGCGTTTACTTAACAGATGCGTATTTGAATGGTTCTTTTATTTCTGGTGAAATTGTAACTGGGTTATCTAGTAGTATTACGGGTTCAATATCTTCCATCGCGGGAAGGCCTCTAAAAGCAGGTTTTGGTGATGTATTATACATCAAAAATCATACCGCTATAGAAAGAGATGATGATCAAACGGAAACAATCAAACTTATAGTAAAATTTTAACAATTTGTCATAAATATAGAAAATACGA